TGTAAGGATAAATTATTACATCAATCCTATAGTTTTAGGACAATGTAAGGATAAATTATTACATCAATCCTATAGTTTTAGGACAGTTCTCTAACTCTGGTCTCACTTCGTTCGACCAGTGTCGCTCACTTCGTTCGCTCCAGTTTATTTGTTTTTCATATTATATATTTTCGAATTCATTAGATACAGGTAGACTTATAGAGACAGGTTACGGGATCCTGTTTGCCACTGGTTGTCAATTCAACCATCTCTACTGGACTATATGATACCATTATGTGGTGAAAGTCCTGACACGATTATTTCAGATATCTAGCACTTGTACGGTGCATCAATCCACAGACCTCAATCTAATTGCGTTTAAGATATTATAGTCTGCTCACTTCGCTTTCGCTACTATCCTGGTTTTCGTATCCCAGGCAGATTTATTTATATGTACAATTTTTCAAGTATTATACACTATACTTATATGAATGTCAAGTATTTTATGTAATTATTTTTTGATTTGGTAAATCGATAGGACTAAACATTTGTGTATGTTGATCCGCAATTTCATCTTTTGTGTCTGCAATAAAGAGGATATCTTGAAGTGCTAGATGAATCACATTATCCTTACAGGTTAAAAGGAATGGCATCAATCCCATTTGTGATGAGTTTCCATCAGCACTAATCATCTGGAGTGTTGCGGGATCCTTGATTGTGATAGCCTTGTTTTCTTCATTGAATTCTACAATGTCACAAATCAATTCTACGCCAGTGTGTTTCAAATGTACTGTTGCTTTTTGTACTTCTGTACTCATAATTTAATGCTCCTTAGTTTATAATCAAATTTTTCAGTATTATATATCTTCACTCTTTCTAGGAAATGCTTGAGTGAAAAGTTTTTATGCTTTTTCCAAGATAAATCATCGCTTATATCGAATAGGGTGGCCTTGTTTTTCCCATCGGATTTCCGAAGAACTCGACCAACAGACTGTAGATTACGAATCCTAGACTTAGAGGGATGAGCAAAAATAATATTATGGAGATTCCTAATATTAATCCCAGTAGAAAAAGTACCGTAACTAGCCACGATAATAGCGTTTGTAGACCGTTCTGTAATCTCACGTATTTCCTCTCTTACTTCTGTTTTAATTGAACCACTCACGAAAAATATAGGTCTATCTGGTGCCATTTGCTGTAGATATGAATAGAGTTTCTTTCCGTGTTTCTCTACGAATTGAAATAATACAAGCGTGTTGTTTTCTCTCGAAATGGTCAAATCACAAATGAATTTATTTCTTTTTGTATTACTTATAAGCCAGTCGATCTCATCCTTGTATATTAGATTCTTAACGTGCTTTTTTTCTTCGTCTTTATAATTCAGTGTGATAGCTTCAATATGTAATTGACTGATTGTATCAGAGTCCATCAATTCTTTGGTTGTGATAACTTTCTTGATTGGTCCAAACAGGCCCTCTAGGACAAGTTTGTGTGTTGTTGTTCCGTCAAGAGTTCCAGTGAAACCGAACTTATATTTACAATTCGTCATTTTAGTGAGAATTGATGTTAGGCTCTTAGCCTTGAAATTATGGGCTTCATCACCAATCACAACATCAAATTGCTGGAACCAATCTTTCTTCAACTTATAGATACTTTGCCAGGTTGTGATAACCACGGACTTTGTAGTGTTTTTCTCTTTTCCGGAGTATATCCGATGAGTAATGTCATTACTATAGATGAATGTATGATCATCATTCGATGTTGAGTAGTCCTCAAAGTCTTTATATAGTTGTTCTACTAATGATGTGGTGGGAACAATAATAAGAATCTTTCTCTTAATCTTAGTTAGATACCAATTCACCAGTGCGTAAATCATAAAGGACTTACCCGAGGACGTTGGTGATATCATCAATGCTCTATCTTGATTGATTGCGTGATGGACCGCAGCCATCTGATAATCATAAGGAGTGATTGCTTTCTTATTTACGTGAGGATTCAGGCCCATCAAGAATTTAGCAGTTTCTTCTGGCGTGACTTTTGCTGTTTTCTTCGGATATTCAATCGTTAGATTTCTACGTTCTGCAAATTCAATAACATAAGGCAGTAGACCAACATACAGTTCACCACCAAATACACTGAATAGACGAATTTTTCCATCCCACGCTCTTGAACGATACGCAGGCATAAACTTATATCCTGGTACTTTGAACGTGAAGAAGTCTGATAAATCGTGTGCTATTCCAGCCTCACTTTCTATCTGTAGAAATACATCATCCTTTTGATGTACAACAATATCACTCATTATCTAATATTCACCTTGCGTAAATTTCATAAAATCTATGGCGGATTTGATAGCAAAACCACGTCTTTCAAACATCTTACATATTTCTTCGAGATACTTCACCAACTCCTCTTGAAGAGTTACTTTAGCTTCTTCTGCTACAACTACTGGATCAACTCTAACATAATCCTTTACTTCTCTATCCTTTAGAACATATTCATAAGGATCAGGATCATTACCATTATAGTAGTTAGTTCTACCAAGAGACACTTTATACAACTCATTCTGTAATTTTTTCAACTTCAACCTCTCACGCAACAACATCTTGAGATATTTGTTGTGTTTTGTTGGTGTTGCTAGTGATTCTTTTGCTAGAATTGTTTCATCTATATATAAGTCTTTTTCTACTGCTTTTTCAAGTTCTTCTATTTTCATAGAGTATATTATACATCATTTGGAATGGATTGTCAAATGTTTTTCTTCTCCATTTCCATCCAGTCGTATTGTAGAGTTACATCAGTGAGAAGAGGTTCAGCCGTATCAGTCTGCATTTGTAGTTCACCAATAATCGTAGGAAACAAATTATGAAACGTGAAGATCGTTTCAGATACATTTTTATTATTTGATAGTATATGTATACTTCCCGTGGTGACAAGATTTGAAACGTCATTATCTCTTTTTGATATATCACCGCCTGCCTGTCGATTCATCCATTGCATTAATTCATAATAATTGGCATAATCTTCATCTACAAGGAATGTCAGAGTCATTGGAGCCCAAACGATTGTATTTGTTGGTAGATATTTGTATCCGTGAACAGGATTAGGAATAGGCACCTCATTAGCAGATATAGTAGGTATATTTACTGTTGTTAGCCAGAATGAAGTATCAGGCAAAGCGTGTATATTCAACATAAAATTAGTTGGCTTCGCTTGGTTGATTTTGTTTGGTGTAATTCTTGTAGTCATACTGTTATTTATATATCCTTGATCCATTAAAAAACCCCTCCGAAGAGGGGTTTAACGGTTTTCCTAAGGTAAAGGAAAATCTATTTCGCTACTCTATTACAGGTCTGTAACAGTGAACTTACGGAAGTAAGGATTAGCACCAGCGGCACCAGTAGCATATGGGTTATGAGTAAGACCATAACGAGTCTTGAAGCCAAGACGTGGCTGGAAGTCTTCCTCACCAATTGACTTCATCAACTGTAGAGGTACATATGGGCAGTAGAAAAGACCTGCATCATACATATTAGCACCTTTATAACCAACAGTCACATAGTCGCTAGTTGCGAACTGATCAATGAATACCTTGAACTTACCACCAAGAACACCAGCAAAAGTGTTGTTAGTAACGTCAGGCTGCATACCATTATCAAGTGACATATTAGGCTCAGCTAAACCTGCAACCATATCAAGTGCAGAAGCAACATCTGGTGAACAAATTAACCAGTTACCACGACCACGTCCAGTGTTCAAGGCAATTTGGTTAGCTTCACGATTGATCTGGATAAGAAGAGATTTATAACGCTCTCCGCCCCAACGAGCACCACGATTATCAGCGGCATCATTAACATCAAAAGTACCAGCAGTAGTAGTACCAGAAGCGGCACCAGCAGTTGCTTGAGAGTTAATCTTCTCAATTACTTCACGATTGATTTCAGCAAGAATTTCAGCAGAAAGGATGTTGCTTAATTCAGACTCAGCGTCCAGACCGTGGATAGCCTTAAGATCCTGAGCAAGCTCTAAAGAATACTTGGCTTTAAGCGCACGAGTACCAGCAGTTACGCTAGACTTCTCGATTGAGAAAGACATTTCTTTGAAATCTCCACCACCTGCAACAAAGCCACCTAGAGCCTCGCCATCAGCAGTTGTGTATGTAGTAGTAGCTGGTGTTGCACCATCATTACCTGAGAAGTCAACATCAGGCTGACCAGCCGGAAGCGCAAGTGCTTCGGCGCCAGTAGAAGCCTCACCAGTATAATGACTCTTCATAGCGAAGATTAGACCGGTTGGACCTGACATTGGTTGAACACCGATAGTATCATAAGCCATTAGCTGTGGCATAGTTCTACGTACTAATGAAATTAGAATTGGATCCCAATTATCAACATTAGCGCCAGTTACGTTTGCTTCTTGCAAAGCAGTTTCTTGATTTTCTAAAAGACGAAGTGTAATTGCCTTCTTTGTAGCATCCTGGATTTTTGGTAAATCCTCGTGCTCCATTACTGGCTGCCACTTATCTTTAATTTCTTCTGATAAAAACATTTTCGTTTTCTCCTATTAAATATAAATGTTAAGCACCTAAAATGCTTGTTTCTCTTGATTGTGAAAGTGAATCCATTACTGCTTTCATAGAAGCAGACATTTCTTCATCAGTCGCTTTTGCATCAGATTTATCCTCAGCAATTACTTTTTCTTTCTCTGCCTCGCCAGGAAAGTACGTTTCCTTTAGAGTGTTCAACTTCTCAGTATATGTTTCAGCAGAATCAAATTCTACACCTTCAGCAAGAGATTTCATCTTCTCTACCTGTGACATAGTTAATTCTTCTGTTACTTCACTGAAAATCTTTTCGGCAGTAGTCTCCGCAAGTTGAGCCTTAACTTCGATGTTTTTATTCATCTCAGCATCTAACTCTTCTTTCAGACCTTCAATCTCTTTAGCCTGCTCATCTACAACATTGTATTTCTCTTCTGGAATTTCAATGTAGTTTTCAGCAAACAGAGTTTGTAGACCGCCAACAAAACCCTCAAGGATTTCGTTCTTTAATCCATTCTCTACGGCAACCTTGTTATCTTCAACCCACTCAGTAACCATATAGTCTAAATAACCATCTAGTTTTGCAGTGATATCTTCCAACATAGATTCAGTTTGCTCGGCAAGTTTTGCTTCCATAGACTCTTCAATCTTAGAAATATTCTCTTTAACCTTCGCTTTAACCGCAGTTTCAAATACTAAAGTAGTACGAGCCTTGAAGTCTTCCGTCAACTCTTGGCCGTCGAATAGTGCATCCACGTCCTCAGTAACATCTACTTCAATCTCTACTTCTTCTTTTGTTGCTTTCTTGGTTTCTTCTACTTCATCGTCATCATCTTCATCCGCTTCATCACCATCTTCTTCTTCGTCTTCCATTACTTCGACTTCGCCAGAACCATCTGCCTTAATCTTTTTCTTTTTCAACGCTTTAGCTTTAGGTGTTTCTGCTTCTTCAAGAGAGTCAGCCTCAGTAATTTCAGAATCCTCAGCAACCATTTCTAGTTCCCCTTTTTCTAAAAGTTCCTCAGCCTCTGACACATTGATAGAAGTATCAGACGAAGCATCTGCGCTAATCCAAGCGTTCTGCTCCTCATCTAAAACCAACATTTCGCCAGTTTCTGTTTTTAACTTCATCAGGGTTCTCCTAACATTATTGATTAATCAAAATTAGTTTTTATGCTAATTAATATTATTTATAAAACTAATTACTTTAACATTGTAGCAAATCTACAACTTGTTTATAAAATCTTCAAAAATTCGTGCTTCTAACCCAGTCAACTGGCTCTTAGGCGTATTTTTGATTGTTTTATTCATTTCAGCAATATCTTTTTCAAGAATAATGCCATTGTTCCAAATCCATTCTTTACCTTCCATAATACCATTTACAAAGGCATCTGGCGCAGATGGATCTGCCACAATGTCAGCGGCAGTAGCAAGATAAAAGTCACCCTGTACTTCCTGAATTCCTTTCTTATTTGCTTTCAGTGTTCCCATACCTCTTGACGAAACGCCAAGTTGGGCACCTTCATTAATAAGATTCTTGACAATATTTCCGTGTGGTGTGTCTGTAATCTTAGCCTTACCAATATAATTTGAACCATCTTTCCTTAGTTCAGTGATAATATGTGATACACGATCAAGATTAATAGTTGGACCTTCTGGATGACCTAACTCACCAAATGCACGTTTCTTGTTAATGTATGTTTCTGTATAACGATTAACTTCCTTTTCCATAATCGCACCAGGATATACTCGACCGTTACGATTCTTTAGGTCTGCTTGTAAAAATACTCCCTCAATATAAAGGTCCTTTCCCTTACCTTCAGTAATATATTCTACAGACTCATTAACTTCTGATATTAGTCTCATACGCCTCTCCTACTTCTTGGTGTATCTTGATTTGATTTTTCCACCAAATACTCTATTAGCATTAGCAATTTTTGATTTATTTCTACGAATCCATTTCTTTCTTAATTTCAATCGTTTAACTTTATTGCTACCTTTCTTACGGTCAATCTTCGCCTTTAGTTTAACACTGCGATCCTTGAATTTGTTTCTATCTTTATTGAGTTGGGTTTTTCTGCGTTTTTGTGTGTTACGTGCTTGATATCTTTTAGGTGAATTTTCATCAATATCTTCATCCTCAAACACTTCATCATCTTTTTCTTTGTCGCCGTCTGTATTAGTCCATACAGCACCACCATTAGAGGCCTCTTCAAGCTCTGCTTGTTCTTCCTCAGATAGCTCATTCCAAGACTCTTCGGAGAACTCAATAATATCGAATAATTCTTCCAAATCTTCTCTTAATATTTTGAATGATTTCATCTTTTTAGTCCTCTGATTTAGTGAATAGAGTTTTTGCTATAGAGGATTTCATTATGTCTAATTTATCAGCAACACGATTTGCTAATTCACTATTAAATGTGTCTCTGAAAACACTCGCTTTCTTATCACGAGCCGATTGGATCATTTTTTCTATATTACTCATTTTTATCTCCTATCAATAGAAATCATCCGATTCACCTTCATCATTTTTGGGTGTAGCGGCCTTTTCTTTTTCCATTTGTTTATCCATCGCTTCCATATCTTCTTCTGTTTGCATCAGTACATTTTTACGTACCCACTCAACAGAATAATAACGACCGATAATATTATTATTTGAAATAGTGTCAAGCATTTCAATACGCTCTTTCATCATTTCAATTTTCTTAATCTCAGTGAAGTAACCATCATCCTCAAAGGCAAAGTCAATATTCTCTTTATATATATTCCATTCGCCTTTATCAATAATACCCTTAGCAAGGAGTTGTGTTCTTAATAATGAATATAATAAATCAGAGAATTTTTTTCTCAACTTTGTTACAAATTTAGTGAATTTGATTTCATCTCTTGTGATTTCCCCGCTTCTCGAAAAAGACCACGAGGATTCTGTATCCATTCTACTTGATGGAACGTGTAATGCTTGATATACTTTCTTTTGGAAGTAAATAACATCTTCCATATCGCCAAGATTTTGACCGCCTGGCAGTGTCTCTACTTCTGTTCCTCTACCGCCCTCTTTTCGGGGTAGCCAGAAATCTTCCATCATTGACATTGTATCTTTGCCGTCTTTAACAGAACCCGTTGAAGCATCATAAACCATCTTATTCTTGAACTTGTTCATAATGTTTCGTAGATATTGTTCTGCTTTTGATTTCGGTAGATTACCAACATCAATATAGAACACCCGTCTTTCGGGAGCCCTTGTAATTCGATAAATAACCATTGCATCTTCTAACATACGCAATTGGTTAATGGGTTTCATTGCCTTATGGAGATACGACATAGTTACCTCTTTCTCTTTGTCGTGAAGTCCACTATCAGCAGTAGCAACTGCTTCCAAAGCAACTTTTAGGGTTTGTGTAATCCCTCTGCTTTCTTTCGAGTATACCCAATACTCATCAACACCCTTAACAATCTCCACTCCATTATTATCTTTTTCTTTGATAACTTCTTTCACTTTTTTGATGTTTGTTGCATCAATATAGCGTAATTCTTTAATACCTTTCTTGATATTATCGTTATCGAAAATAATATGAAAATGGATTGCGCCATCTTCGTACCAACGTCTGAAAAGTTCAGGCCCTGATGAATTAAATTCTAATTTCTTAGAAATAATGTTAAACTCTTCTTGGATAGTATCCTTAATTTTCTTAGAAACATCCACCGTGTCTAACTTATCAAGCAATATTGTTACTGGATCCTTATAGGGGTCCAATACAATAGCCTCATTAATAATATCATCAATAGCAGATTCAGCTTCAGGCTGTCTTGCGAATTGTCGATATTTATCAATTAATTCTTGTTGAGTCTTAAAAACAGTGTCGAAATTGACGGAGAAGGCGTTAATACCTCCTCCGTCAACAACGGTAGAACCATCATCTAAATCTGGTGCAACAAAAGATTTTACACTCTTGTTGACCACAGATGAGCCGATCTTCTTCTCAATCTTATATCCGAATAGTTCCATTTAGTTAATAATCCTTACTTATAATATCGTAATATTATTTATAATGATTATAGGGCCGCAACATTATCACCACTATATGAGTTATCCCAAGAGATGGAGAATGTTACAGTGTATTCTTGCACTGCATCATTAGTTTCCCAAGATAAATCAATAGCACCGATTTCAGATGGCCACCCATATAAATCAACAGCACCTAAACCTGCCGAGCCATCTCTGTCAAAAGGACGAACTGTGATACTTCTATGCGAAGGACCAACACCACCATTCCCTTGTGTCATATCCAAGTCGCCTTGGATACCATTCTGCCATTGCAATAATCCATCACGTAAAGAATATGCATCATCATTGATAATAGTGACAGTCCAATCTTGGAATACACGATCACCAGGTACTTTAAGTTTACGATTCTGATATGGAACTTCAACCACACCTACAGTAGCGGCAGGCAATGATGCTGCCTTACATACTGCTTGGCCGCCAAGATCTTGAATCTCAACTTCAAATAGATTAGGACGTGCATAATCATCCGCATATTGCTGGGTAAACGCACTTACATTAAAATCAGCCATTTTCTTACCCTCCTATTATACTTGTCCAATCACTTCACTAAAATCAACACCAGTCTTTGTAGCAACAAAGTTTAGTGTGATAAAGTTAATTGATTTAGATGGTTTAATGAAAATACTAGCAACAAACTCGTTACCGTCAATAACTTCTGGTGTATTGTTAGTGCTATCACACTGTACATAGAAGTCATACATTCCCTGTTTCGCTTTAATGCCAGCAAGATATGGATTAACCATATTTCTGAAATTAGTACGAGTGAATTCATTATTGAATTCAAACAAGAAGTATTTACTAGAAATTGCAATCGCTTTCTCAAGAATGATAAACAATCTACGTACATTGATTCTATCAAATGCAGAAGGTTTAGTCAGTAGTGTGCGATCACCCCAAAGAACAGTACCTTGACCAGGGAAAGTTACAATTGGATTGATTCCATAAGGAAGCATATACAATTGGTCTCTATGTGCTTGAGTTGGCTGGTATGCTAACTTAACAACACCCTTAATCTTACCACGATTCAGACCACCTGGTGACCACCAAGCATCACGAACTGAATCAGTATGAGCCATAAGGCCAGCAACATCAGCACTGAATCCAATCCAGCGATATGTGTCATTATACTTATCGTATGTGTACTTATAGTTACCGTCAAGAGTACCATATGAAGATGCAACATTGAAACCAACATCAACTCTCCAGTCTTGTACATTATTTACAGCATTAGTAGCACCACCAACATTAACAACCTGCTCTTTTGGAGGTGATAAAGCGGCAATACAATCTTTACGTGCTTCTGCAATAGACTCTACCATATACTTCTCAACAGCAGATACGGTAGCAGTAGGCTCGTTAGAAACACCGCCAGCAATCAATAGACTAACATTGATTTCATCAGCGTTTACAAACTTGTCCCAGCCAGCTTGATATTCGTTAATACCAACAGTACCAGCCGCAACAGCAGGAACCCAAGTGTTTCCAGCACCTTCACAAGCAGTCTGATCATCAGCAGAACCATCGTCACAGTGTGCATCAACACCAGCAGAAACAGCGATACCGCCACTAAATGCAACAGTGCCTGGTCCAGAATTAGTTACCTCACTTGCGTTAACCCATACTAGCTTAGATTGTTTATTGATAACTTCTTCGGCAAAGATATTAACACCCATAGTGTCTCTTGTACCTTCGGCAGTACCTACAAGATAAGATTCTACCACTTCACCACCAACGATAACAGCAACAGCCATTTCATTATTAGATGGATCAGGTTGTACATCAAATGCACTTGCAAGTGACCAAGCACTCCAAGTACCATCACCTGAATGAGTTTCTACTGAAATTCCGTTACCATATGTACCAGGATAGCGGGCATAAAATCCCTCTGTCAAAGTACCAGAATCTTGTTGTGTTTCAAAATCTTCTTGTCCCTTAATTTGTGTTACGTTACCAGAAGGGGCAGCATTCATAGCACCCTCATCAACAACACGCATAACTTGAAGTGAATTAGCATACTTCAAGAAGGCCGCAGAAGAAAGAAACGCTGGATATGTATCATTGGTTGGCTGACCGAAAACACTAACTAGATCATTTTCTGAGGTGCAAAGATAAGGCTCATCGCAAGGTCCCCAAGTAAAACGACCAACTGTAGCACCTAAAGAGGTAGCAACCGCAGGAATAGACGTAGACAAATCGATTTCTTTCGTTTGTACGCCTGGGCTTAATTGAAATCCCATCGTTTTTCTCCTATTATTAAAAATTATTCGTTTCTGATTGATTTATTCTTCAATCATTGCAACTATTTATAAAATTGTCTTTTCTAACCCACTACTTGCCAGATTTCGCCTCCCTCAACAACAACCTGTTCAATCTCATCGTGTCCATCTTCAATAAATCCAAACGGGGTTAAATCATCCTCAATTTCTTTAATATGACCATCATATAATTTTGTTCTCAACTCAATATCATTAAGTTCTTTGAACATAGGTTGTGTGGAGAACCACGAGAACATCACAAGCCCCATTACTAAATCATCGTGTCCTCCCTCCTCCGCTGCCCAAGATTTGCCTTTTACGATAAACATAGACAATTCTGAAATAGTCTCCAAATCATTAATAATCAGTTTGTCATTTTCAATCAAGTCTTTTAAATTAGAACAACCAACTGCCTTAACTTTCTTCGTCATTTTATGACCTAATTTATTAAAAACCCCTGATTCATTAATCGTGTTTTCATATTCCAAATCATAATGGAGAATATTGGCCACTTCGCCACCTGGCCCATTCGATTCGATCAATACAGTTGCTTCATTATAAGCATTCGCTAATTGTAGAATGATACTTGGAAATAGTAATGGTGATATTGTATTTGAACGGTATTTAGCAACCTGTTTGAAAGGTAATTCAGTGACATCCACAACATTTATTGTTGAATAATCTTGTCCTCTACCTTCTGCAACATCAACAGTTAAAAAATATTGATGATCGTGTAATGTTTCTTCATATACATCAAGATTGTCTTTTCTTCTCAACGGCTCTTTCATCACCATTGCGGCAATCTTGCCTGGAGTAATTAGTGTACCAGAAGAACCTAGGAACTCACATTCAAATTCTTGTCTGAATTGCTCTTCGCTTGTATTTGCTATGGTTTGCTTCTTCCATTCTTCATCACGTCCAGGTACATCCCACCAGTTAATTTCAAATGCCATATAATTAGAACGCTTCTCAACTGCATCAATCCACATCTTATAGAAGTGATTCATACCATTCGGAGTAGAAACGATAATTACTTTTGATGAATGACCAGAAGAGATTGTTGGATATACAGATCGGAAGAAGTCCTCTGCCATATTCTGTTGGATGAATGCAAACTCATCAAGAAAGATTAGATTGAAAGAGTATCCACGAATAGCACTTGAAGATGTAGAACCAGCTAATACTCGACTACCATTCTCAAGTTCTATTGAGCCTTTGTTCCACTCAACAACTCCTTGTTGAAGAAATTTAGGAAGTCTTTCGTATGCCATTTGAACACGGCCAAGAAGTTCCCTAGCAGTGGCTCCCTTATTAGCAAGAATAGCAACATTCTTCTGATCATTGAAAAGAATGTAGTGGAGCATAAACGCTAGGCTTGTCTGTGATTTACCAGACTGTCTAGGACATTTTACGATTGAAAATCTATTAGCATAAAGACCTTTCACAAGTTTTTCTTGGAATGGATATAACTCAAACTTCATCAGTCCCTTATCTACATTAACAATGTGAATATAGTTCTTAATAAAGTAAATAGGATTATCTCTACACTTTACATACTCTTTGATTTCTTCTTCGGTGTACTCATACGGGACATTTACTCGCTTTAGAAGAGGATTACCGAGATAAGTTGTTGTTGCCATAATATAATTTTTCTTCTATTCTTTTATTAATCTATCTATCTTCTGTTCAATTCTATTCTGCCAAATTTTATCTTCTTCGATATGAAGATTAATCTGTTGTCTAGCATACGCTTTAACTTTATTTGGCATTTCTTGTCGCTCCGTAATAAAGTGTTTGATATTATTCACATCACGCACTAAATCCATCAATGTCATAGCAGTGAACATAACAATAGCGATAATAGTAATTAGGCTAAAGTTCTGAATTCTTATTGTTTTATTGTCCATCGAGTGTCTTACCTTTTAATAATTCTTGTAAATCAGCAGTAGATCCAACATATAGATTATTATTTGTTGTGCCGTTTGGTGATTGTGTCTCGTCTTTCATCAACTTCAATTCTTTCTGCATCTTCAACAACTCCATTGTTGTATCACCTACAGTTTTGATTAGTCCACTAGCAACTTCATAGGCTCTAGGATGCTCCATCTCTTTTGCTAACTCAAGAATTCCCTCAAGAGCATCATTACCTCTTTCTATGAGATTGTAAAGATTGTCTCTGGCGTATGAATAGTCATTATCTAGGTCGCCAGTATCAGGATTTGAATTTACACTAGCACGAGGAGCAAGTCCACGTTCTCTTCTAGTATTAACAATACGAGTTTCTTCACCCTCTACTATTTCAGGATGCTCAAATTCGTCAATTATATTTTCGGCTATATCTAACTCAGCATCTAACCGTTCGTCTACAGATTTCTTTGTCATATTGTATTCTCATCATAATGGCCATTTGACTTCACTCATTGTATCAGTGTCAGATGGATCGGTTGGGTCGTCTGGATGACCGACCTCGATTGTAGTTGTCCAATCATCAGTAACGTCCGCAGTCCACGGATTTACAGTTTCTTTGACTTGTTCTACAATTGGTGCATTTGGATCAAAATCCCCAATCATATAATTTGCAGTAACTTTCTTGATTATTCCTTGTTCTCTAATAGGCGGATACATCCATCCTTTAACAATAAAATCAAGTGTCCAGTTTACAATTCTATGTTCACCAAATTCTCCCTCAAATTCATCTGTCATAGTAACGCCAGATAATTCAATAGGAATATCTCTCTTCATATCCAATTCAGGTATTTCTTCAATAACAATGTTGAAATCTGGTTGAAAGTATGGTAATATTTGTTCTATAATTTGCAACCCATCATCCATATAATCAACATAGATATCAAGCGAAAATCCGAAGTTGTATGGAATAGGCGAATATATTTTATGAGCTTTATTAACATCAGTATGAGAGAATCTTAATTCATTCATCTGATTTGTGGCTCTTGATAGGTCCGCTTGAATATCATTCATCACAAATCCCATTCTAGGAACTTGTTTATTCTTTTTAGCATCCTTTATTAAACGCGCCAAATATTTCTTTTGTGATTCATATGCTAATGGAACTTTGATATCTTTAATTAATGATCCATCGTCCTCTTTCCTCTGGACGTGTATGTTATTAAATACCGATCCAAAAGCAACGATTAGTTTTCTTGCGGTTCCGTGATAAAAAGTAGTTCCAAACATATTAATTCACCGTCCCAAATGGATTCATTTCTGTGAAGTCAAGAACTTCATCATCCTCTACGTCCCAATCCGGAGTGCCTAGTTCTTTGTCAATTGAACTTTGAATATCTGCCTCAAGTGCTTCAATTTCAGTATCAACAACATCAATATTTTCGTGACCATATTCCCAAGGTTTAAGAGTTAGTTGCCAAACGTGTTGTGGTCCATCGGGAGTTGGATAAAACATAGAATCATTTCCAACAAATGTGACCTCAAATAATGCTTCTGCATCAGTGAAGAATAGTAAATCTCCAGCGATAGGAGTATCATCAGAAGTGTCCGTGGTTTCCTCAGCAAATTCTTTCTTAGTGAAAGTCACCTTCATTTCATCAGTAACTTGAACTCCGAATTTAGAATAGAAATCTCCTACATCACCATAATCTTGGTATTCATCTACGAGAATATTTAGTGTCCAAACAGTGTCAAATTTGCTTGTTGGATCTTCACCAAAAATAGGATCAACAGTTGCACCATACTTGCGTGGTAGATATTTTGCTTCAAACCCCACAACAGCAACTACTTCTTCGATCATATCCTTAATCATTGGTGATTTGGACATATTATCAAACATACCCATTTTATTATCCTACAATGAAGTTGACAGGTAGTTCGTAATTAAGTGAAAATTCTTCTTCGAGTTTTTCAATCTCTTCTTTTGCTTCATCCCAAACTTGCTGACCATTTATAGTGATACCACCAGGAAGAGGCATACCGTCAAACTGCTTCATATTTGCTCCCCACTGTTGTTTAATCAATGCAGTAGCATATTTCTTGACCCACTCATCATTATATACATCAATTGCATAACTATTGGCTTCATCAGGAACGACTGCTTTCCACGCTCTCACAAGCATTGAATTACCAACGCTCCAAGTCTCTCCAGCCGCTTCACAGGCTGTTTTATCTGTATATGATACATCAGAACACTTAGGGCCTATAATCTTTCCAGAATGCGAATAGAGGCGATTGGTTGCTTTATTAAATGTGAAAGTTCTATCGAGATTAAAATAACTATTGACCATCTCCAGATGTTCCATCGTTATTTCGTAGTATTGCATACTAACCTTAGTCATATCAAACATTTCATCATACATAATTCTATAACGCACATCAGCCATCGCCTCAGAAGAATACTTCCCAGGCTCATAGATTCGTGTAACAGCAATGATATCATCATCAAGTGTTATAAATTGATTTGCCTCATCTATAGCAGTGAATTCGATAGTAACAAATTTCTCTTCAACACCATCAAAGTGTCTTTCAATAAATAGTTGGAGAGCATCATCAATTCTATCATACGCCTGAGTATCATCAACTTGAATCTCTACTTTTGGAGATCCTAATTTACGATATGCGTAATCCCTTAATTCTTCTGCTGATTGTACTTTAGCCATTATTTTTTACCTCTTCCTCACTATTTATGTCAAGATTATATTTACATTCTGGAATATCCTCACAATAAACTTTACCATTAGAAAATAACCTACATTCTGTATGCCATTTCCACTTAAATCTTAAAATTGTGTATGTGAACAATAACAAAGACAAAGATGTTAATATATGAATTGAAGCAAACAATGGTTCTGAATATTCATTTAAATTTGTATGAGAAACAACATCAAAATTGCAAGTAAATGTCAAAAAAAATGATGAAATAGCTCCCATCAAAATAGATGACCTTGCCCAAACACTATAATATCCTCTATGCCTCAATGTGAATAAAAATCCACCGATTGAAATTGCAGTAACAAATATTAAGAAAAATCTCTCAACCTCTATCAATATTTCCATATACTATACTCCACCTTTCACCCAATACATAATTAAACCAATCGTGGCAGAAATAATAAGCCAAAATATCCTCTCGCCATTACTAATCTGAATTTGATTAGTGGCTATGTCAACCTCGTGATCTGTGCCTTGCTCAATCAACTTATCCAACTTCGATTCGATTCTCTCTGTCTTGTTGTAGACAGTTTTCATTTGTTCCTCGAGTCTTGTTATTCGTTCTTTCATATTATCAACGGCAATCCACAGTCGTTCTGAAACTACTTCTGTGTTATCGTTCATTTTTTACCTTATATATATTTACAATATTGATATATTTATATGAATGGAAATTAGATATGATGAATAACCAAGTAATCGTGATCGGTGATTTGATGTTAGATGAATACTGTAATGGGGTGGCTAATCGGATATCACCCGAATCTCCAGTACCAGTGGTTGATTCTGTAAAAGAGACACATCATCTTGGTGGAGCTGGTAATGTTGCTCAAAACGTGCGTGTGTTTACTAAAGATGTTACTCTTTACAGTTCTGTTGGTTATGATAAAGATTCTGAAATAATCACTGCTATTCTAGCAGACGAGGGAATTGAATATAATCTTAAATATGGTTGTAACTCCAAAACGCTTAAAAAGACCCGTATCCTTGCGAACGAGCATCAACTATGCAGAATAGATTCTGGAGTGATTAAAGACGAGGCCAACGCTCCTACGCAGTCTCCTGACGTTATAATACTATCGGACTACAATAAAGGAACCTTATCAGAATCATATATTCAAGATATTATTGATAATAATACTTGCCCCGTTTTAGTTGATCCTAAGGGTACAGATTGGAATAAATATCGTGGGGCATTCTGTTTAACCCCAAATAAGAAAGAGTTTGAGGAAACATATGGAGTATTTACTGCAATGAATGCTCTTCGTGTAGTGAAAGAACTGAAACTAGATGGAATTCTTGTCACTCTAGGTGCAGGAGGAATGCACTGGATTGGCAGGGATGCATCATCAATCTATTTGCCTACAGAAGCAAAGGAAGTGATAGATGTTACTGGAGCTGGAGATACCGTGATTGCTACGTTTGCTCTTTTCTTACCGAAGGGGGTTAAGAATGCAATGAAGTATTCCAATAAAGCGGCTGGAAATGTTGTGAGTAAATTAGGAACTGCTACCCCAGACAAAGCTGCCGTAAAAGAAACAGTGGTATTTACTAATGGTTGTTTTGATATCATCCATTCTGGCCATATTGCTCTTCTACAGAAAGCAAGTCGATTTGGTGATAGATTGATTGTAGGATTGAATAGTGATAATTCAGTAAGACGTATCAAGCGTGAACCAGTGAATGATATGTATGAGAGAAAGGCTGTATTAGAAGCAATAGATGGGGTCGATAGTGTAATTATTTTTGAAGATGATACTCCATATGACTTGATTAAAACATTAGAGCCTGATATACTGATAAAGGGAGGAGATTACACTTTTGATGAAGTTATTGGTAATGACTTAGTAGAAAATGTTGTGATAATTCCAACGATTGAGGGTAAGAGTACAACTAATACGATTGAGAGAGTGAAGAATGGAAAAGATTGAAAAAGGATGGGGACACGAACGAATCATTGAAAGTAATGAGCAATATTGTATGAAAGAACTTCACTTTCATAGAAGGGGCCATCAATCATCAATGCATTTTCATAAGAATAAGACTGAAACGTGGTTGGTCCAGAGTGGTGCAATTGAGGTTGAATTAATGGATATGAGAGATTCATCCACAAGAGTTATGATTGTGAATCAAGGGGGAACTATTCATATTGAACCAATGACTCCACATCAGGTGACTTGTTTAGAAAACGATACGGTAATTATCGAAGCATCAAGTGAGGATACTACCGAAGATAATTACCGTATCAGACCTGGGGATTCTCAAAAAGGATAATTTGTCATATCAGCCTCAGTGAATGATTGATAATGTTCTTTCAAATCTTCTGGCATAGGGATATATTCAATTTCAATATTTTCATCTATAGTTTTGGCCATATCAACAAAGGATCTTGCTGTACCTGTGCCGATATTATAGATTCCTGAATTACCAGAATTCATCATCTGAATGGTTTTATTGATTGTCATATCAATGCTTATAAAGTCTCGTTTGAACTCATCTGATCCTTCAAACAATTGAACCTTACCTGTTGACTCATATTGATCTTTCAACCAAGCAGTTGGTGATTTCATTCCGTCTTTATGGGTTTCAAACTCACCATCTGAATACACATTGAAATATCGAAGTCCAATAATCTTACTATTATTCATTAAACGTCTGGCAAATTTATCAGCGAGAAGTTTAGAAAAACCATACATATTGTTTGGTTGATAATCATCAGATTTATCATTAAATGTTGTGCTGTTACCATACACACTAGCAGACGAAGCATATACTACTGGCACGTTTTCAGAAGAACATATACTCAATATACTACAAGTGTATTGATAATTATTATCCATTAGATATTTACCATCAGTACATTTAGTTGAAGATTCAGCACCCAAATGATATATACAATCTATTAATTTCTGATCCGTTAATAGTGGTAAAAGTTCAATAAATTTATCTTTATCAGTATATTCAAATATTTTCAAGTCTTTAATATTGTTGACTTTAGAACCATCTGTCAAATCATCAACTAAAAGAATATCTTCAATACCCTCTTGATTTAATGCTTTAATCAATCGACTTCCAATGAAGCCTGCACCACCTGTAACAACTATCATTTGTTTTTCACCTCAATTATTAGATCATTATCTGGAATATAAAGATATTCAATATCACTATTAGCAAGGGTACGAATCGCATCATCAATCGTTTCAACAAGCGGTTCACCACCAAGATTGAAAGAAGTATTGAAAAGAATTGGTACTCCAGTTTCTTTGTAGAAGTGGTCAATCATTTCATAATAGACTGGATTTTGATGTTCCTTTACAGTCTGAATTCTACAAGTACCATCAACGTGAATGATTGCTGGAATCTGTTCTGCATATTCATCAGAAGCGCAATTCATAGCATACATCATATGTGGAGACTCTTCAAGCCCTCTCATATCAAACCATTCGTGTGCGTGTTCGTGTAAGATTGAACCAGCAAATGGGCGGAAGTATTCTCTATGCTTGACTTTATTCACGTAGTCTTTACCATCAAGCGTACGAGGATCAAAGAGAATAGAACGGTTGCCCAATGCTCTCGGCCCATTCTCACATCTATCCTGGAATAGTGTTACTATATTCCCTTTCAAAATCAACTTAACTGCATCAGGAGCATACTGCTTATCAAATACACCAGTTGCACCATAATTCTTTGCAATCTCAACAATCTCTTCTGTAGTGTTCTTCTGTACAGGACCAAGGAATAATGACTCACCAAAAGGACGTACATTATTATCTTTTGTTATAGAATGATATGCTAACATTGCCGCTCCAACTGCTGTTCCTGCATCATTTGAAATTGGTTCAACATATAGATTGATATCTTCATCTTTCAATTGCTCAAGATACCAATAATTTGCTACACAATTCAAACCATATCCACCAGAAAGAACTACATTTTTATTTCCACTCTTATCGACTGCTTTACGAATCAAATCAAGAACCATAGCTTGCGATTCAGTTTGAATCGCATATGCCATATCTCTACGATTTTGGAGCAATGTTACATCCCCATCATTCCACTCTCTCAATTCTTTATATCTTCCTGCGTTAACAAGCGCGCCATTGGGATATGTTGGAATAATTACATTTCTATCTGTTGTTTTCCAATCACCACCATTCCCATCTGTATAGATATCAGGAATATTATCATTCGGCTTACCATACGGAAACAGCCCCATAGTCTTACCCGCCTCGATTGGTTGCCAGCCACAATATTGTGTTACTGCTTCATACGCTTTTACAATACCTGCACTATCATCAAGAATCATTTCGTGCGTGCCTTCTTCACCTTCTCTTTCTGAATCCATATCAGTGTAATGAGCAGATGTCCAAGGGCCTCTCCCGCCTTGATGCTTATAAAGAGTTTTGAAGTCTGCCGGATACTTACAATCAAAAATCGTTTCAAGTTCCCAAGTCATTTCTTGTTGCATATTAATATTCATTGGAATAAACGTGCCAGCTCCATCAACAATCAATGCTGTTGCGGATTCAAAACCAGAACGATAGAAAGCACAAGCGGCGTGCATTTTATGATGCCATTTATGCATATCAATAATTTGATCTTCTGATTCAATCAATCGAAGTTTTCTCGCTAGACCAGCATATACATTATCACCAGAAAAGTCAACACGACTTTCATCTGATTGTGTGTGTGATATTACAAGATAATCTAGTTTATCTGTATAATCAAGAATTTTGACTATAGATGCAAATGGTCCACCATCATATTTTCTTCGGGATAGTCTTTCTTCTTCAATAGCAAAAACAATTTCACCATCTTTCAAAAGACAAATACCGCCATTATGTCCTCGAGCAATTCCCGCAATCCACTGACTCATATTTTATCCTTATAATTTAATTAAAGTTGCGTGTTCGGGCATATAACAATATTCTATTTCCGAATCGGTTAAAATTTCCATCACATCATTAAGAGTTTCCGCTAAAGGATCTCCTGCTAGATTCAATGAAGTATTGAACAATAACGGTATACCTGTTAATTTATAAAACTCCTCAATGAGATTATAATAATGTTCATTTACATTTTTATTAACGGTCTGTATTCTGCAAGTATCATCTACGTGTAAAACTGCTGGTATTAAATTTTTCTTATCTTCTTTAACATTAACAGCATACATCATATTAGGAGACTCCTTTAAACCTTTCATATCAAACCAATCGTGAGCATATTCTTTCATTACTGAAGCGGCAAATGGTCTAAAATATTCCCGTTTCTTTACTTTGTTTACGATATCTTTGCCATTTTTTATGGTTGGATTGAACAAAATACTTCTATTTCCTAATGCTCTAGGTCCAATCTCAGACCTACCCTGAAATATAGCAACTATATTTCCTTCTTTAATTAGTTCGGCAATTTCTTTATATGAAGCATCATTCACTTGTCCATTGTAACTGTCAATAATTTGAAAAACATCGTAACCGGTATACTTTTGTTCCGGCCCTAGATATAAACTCTCAATTCTTTTTCGTTTATTTATATCACCTTTTCGATAATGATATAACAAGGCGGCACCAGTTGCAGTTCCAGCATCAGACGAATTTGGTTCTACATACAAATTAATATCGTGTTCTTTCAGTTTATCCAAGTAATAATAATTAGAAACACAATTGAGAGCATAGCCTCCACTTAATACCACATTCTTATTGTTACTCATCTCGGATGCTTTGATAATTAACTTTAAGACTTGTTCTTGGGTTTCCTTTTGTACTTTGAAAGCCATATCCTGATCGGCTGATTCCAAAACATCTAAAATATTATATTTGTTTGTATTCAGTTCGGATCTGTATGGATAAAATGCTTTTATCAAATCTTTATTAGCAGTATCATTTTGAAATAAGTCTGGTAAGTTTGGGTTTGGTGCGCCGTATGCAGATAATCCCATTGTCTTTCCACATTCGTTTACGTGAAATCCACAAAACTCTGTGACCGCATCCCACACTTTACCAATGCCCGGACCTTCATCAGCCTCTAACTCAAACGTTTCGTTCAAATCTGCATTATGATTGTCTGGTAATAAATAACTTTTCCCCTTAGTACAATGAACCTTTTTATATAATGTTTTTATTCCTTTTGTATAAGAACAATCAAAAATAGATTCTGTTTCATAATATATTTCTCCGTTTGGCGTCAACATATTAGAACTTCCATTGCTATCTACAATAACACTCGCCGCTGTCTGAAATCCAGAATTGTAAAAAGCAATTGCGGAGTGACATTGATGATGGTTATCAACCATATTGATAACTTGTGGTGATTGTTCTACAAGTGGTTTTGATTGTTCAATTAATCCTAATCTTCTGGCAAATCCTTGATAAAGAGGTTCTCTAGTATATTCTAAAACCGTGTATTCTTTTATGTCTTGTGGATTAGCTATTAAATGAGAGATTATCAGATAATCAAGTTTATCTGTATAGTCTAAGATTTTCATCATACTGAGAAGAGGACCACCGTCGTGCTTAAACTTTGATAGTCTTTCTTCCTCAACAGAGAAAATAATTTCACCATCTTTTAATAAACAAACGCCAGCATTATGCCCTAGAGCAATTCCCGCAATCCACTGACTCATAATTTAATTCTCCAGAAGGTTAGTAGTATTAAAATCATACTTAGGCAGAGATTCACTTGTGCCACAAGTTCCGCAGCCGCCCTGTTGTGTTGGAGTAAAAGAACCTTCAAACTTCTTTCCTTCACCTAGGAATTGTTTACAAGAGTCGATAACCTCTTTCTCTTGATATTCATCCATCATCATAACCTCATCATTTACTCTATCACATTCATCATCCATAGCTATACGAATAGGAGAATATTTTCTTTTACCTTCACCAATATCTATAACATCAAAATCTACGAAATCTGGATAACTGATATTTTCAGGCACTGTTGATCCTGTTACTACTGTTGCAGTTTTACCAAGTGCCTTTGCGATATGCTGTCCAACAGAGTCACATCCTAAGAAATGGTCCGCTGAATTAATCATTGCTGCCCATTTTCTTAAATCAGGCTCTTGTGGTGCCGCAATTATATTATTCTCATCAGTTGGTAGAGGAATTTTCAACTCACTCATCATAATGATAGCATATTCTTTTCGTAGACCTTGAATGATGTTAATGATATTTTGAAGTTCAAAAGACCTAGAAGAGGGATCAACAATAAATTCTCCCATTTGTGTAACACTTCTACCAAATGGTTGTACAACAAGAACCTTATCTTTTCCTGTGGTAGCCTTGATTTCTTGAATAGTTTGAAATCCTACAATCAATTCCATTTTGTTGAGTTTAATTGAAGGATCATTCACTACTCTTGGCTCTTCAAGACCATTAATTTCAATATCAAACGCTTGAGTAAGATTACAATTTTGATTGAAATAATCGTGAACTCGATATGGCTCTGGAGTAACAATATCTTTGTCTTTTAGATGATTCTCAAAAAGACCTTTATGCCACACTTCATATGCGTGTTTATGAAGAATTGGATGACCGCGATAGAAATCCATACCAGCTTCACAAACAATTACAAAGTCCTCATCACCTGAGTCCTCTGCATATCTTTCGAGAGCAGGAATTGAACATAGTACCCGACCGGCACCACCATTAATAAAGAAAGCCTTGGAACGACTCATTGTTTCACCTCACTTGTTTTAATAATCTATAATTGGAACTATTATACTATAGTTCGCTCTATTTGTCAAGTATTTATACGCATAAAAAAGGCTCTGTTTCAGGAAGAAACAGAGCCTCTTTTGGTGTATCTTTAAATCTTATTCATCAACGCCACTAATAGGTGCTAACTGAGCGATAGCATCTGCATCAGATGGCCCTCTGTCTGCAATCATAATTACTGGGTTATCTGGATCTTCTCCACGAACCAAAGGTTCATCATACTCTCCGTCAGGGTCAGTAGGCCATTTAATCATATGATTTGGAACAGCCGCCCAATCCGCAGGAATATCCCTCAATTTCTGTCTATATGCTAACCATTTTGCTTTAACTTCGTCAGGCATATCTTCAGCGATTCTGGAATCAGACTGCTTCAATTTAGCATTACGTTCACTACGGACGAACGCATCATCATACCTACGCCAGTCAGTTCTAAAAACTAGAGGCTTAGTGTAGTCATCAATGATGTCATTTTCTGAAAAGATTTGACGTGGGTCAGATGGGTCTCTGAGAACCGCATTATCATCTTCAGCAGGTCCTACCTGAACTTCATAAAGTTTAATTACTTCTTCAAATCCACCGAAGAGCATTCCGATTTTAATCGTATTCTCATCTGTGTCAGCGTGTAGTTCTTTAACTTCGCAATTCAAAGGAACAGGACGTTCTGTATATTCATCCTTGTTCCAAGTTTGTTCGATGTCTTGTGACTCTTTGTCAATCCACAGGATTAGAGTTTCAGGCCCATCATAACTTTGCGTTGACGTTTTACCTAACGCAGTTGTTGGGACAGCCTGTTCAAACTCGTCAGGCAAGTCATAAGTTACGACTTTTTGTATATTTGCCATTTTATTCTATCTCCTAAAATTCATATTTATTATTGGTAAGTCACTTTGACTAATCCACCTGCACCGAAACTTCCCCAACAAGCCGAGCCAGAACCAGATGCGTGTCCACTTCCACCACCGCCCGGGAAGGCCGCGTGAGCATTACAACAAGCCATATTCCCAGTACACCAGTGCTTATTAACAGAAGTGCCTGATACTGTAAATGGTCCCGAAGGTCCACCCGAAAATGAGTTCGTGTCTGAACAACAATCGTATTGTTTTGTATGTGAGCCAGAAATTCCTCTGAAACACATATCTCCACCGTGCGTTGCCTCGTTACAGTTATGTGATACCCAACCTGCGTTGTAGTTACCTAAGTCACACTGTTGGTTACCGATATGACAGTTATAACAATGAGAGTTAACATCCCAAGAAGTTGAACCACCGTGTCCACCTATCGCACAAAAGTTTGATAGTCCCGGTCCGGTTACATAGGACGTACATCCGTGTCTACAAGACCTGTTACAACTAGCACAACAATTACACTGAGATGTTCCACCAGAACAAAGTGTATAAACTGATTCACTTCCTGCTGTAGAGTTAAAGTTACCTGCTTCTAGGCAGAGTGTTTTTTCATTATAGTTACCGCCTGCTCCACCGTGACCTGAGTCATAGTCGTGTCCTGAAGAACCACCCGGTCCGCCACCAGATAGAATCTCAAATGTAATTAATCGAGTTCCAGTAGGAACAGTCCATTGTAGGCAACATCCACCGTTCGTTACTGACCAGTGATTTGTGTTGTAAATATAAAAGTGTTTTTGAGGCTCCTGTAGATAAGAATCGCCCATTTCAGTTAACTCGTCAACACCTGCTTGAACAACACTATTAACACAATTGACATTACCAGCTTGAACTGTATTAATATCTGAAAGCGCATCATAAACGTGATTTGCCATCAACTCAAGAGCCACATTGTTGCTCTTGGCCATTTCATTCATTTTACCTAATGTTAAAATATCCATT